GCTGTAGGAGTAGGAGTAGGAGTTTGCGTAGGAGTAGCAGGAGTCTGTCCTTGCACTTTCAACAGTTTAGCCTCAGCTAAAACATTTTCAGTAAATGATTTGACATCTACTGTCTTATTATCAATTGTGAAAGGTAGGTCTGGAGCTTCTGCATTAACAAGCTTCAATCCATCATTAGTGAATTGATACTTGCCTCCTTTTTCTTTTAATTTCTTTTCCCAAAGTCCTCTCGCAGTACTGATAGTGATATCCTTATCTAAGTCAAGTGCATAGTTATATCCACTGAACATTGCATAAAGTTCCTTATCTGTAAGCTTTGATTCCCACTGAGAATTGACATTGTTAATATCAGCTTTGCGAGCTTCTTTCTCTGCATTCAATAAGTTCTGAAGTTCATTAATCTTGTCAACCAGTGCTTTCTTCTCGCCACCTGTTGCACTGATGCTACGATCCTTTGCATCTGCTATAGCTTTAGCAAGCATAGGAATACGATTGTAAGTGCTCTGCTCAGTTAAGATAGATGTCTTAGTCTCATCATCGAAACTAAACTCATCAAGTAAGTCTTTAATCTTACTATCTACTGTGCTTAGTGCAGTGCCTGTAAAGTGTTTCTTTACTACAGGATTAATCTTTGCTTCGTTCTCAGTCATTAATCGCTGTTGAACTGAAGCTGCTACATTGGATGGAACTTGCACATTTGAAAGTGCAGGATTCATCACTAATGCTTTTAACTGCTCATCGGCAGCATCGATTTGTACTCTTTCTGATAATTCTTGAATAAATTCAGCTAATGTCATAAGTGTTTTTCCTTTCGGACTTTTTGGTTTATGCAAATATAATATAAGACTATTGATTTTTAAACTTATCTCTCAACTCTTTAGGTACTACTGCAGCACTTACTGGATAAAGCTGATGATTGCAATTGTAACCTCCACGATTTATTCGGAAGTTGGATGCATTCGTTCCTGCTATCATACCAGCAGGAAGTCCTGTCTTATCATAGATAGGTACTTGTTCTCCGCATATGTTACCACTAACAATCTCTTCCAACTGACTCACATGTATGTAAGGCATGCATGACTTCTTAGCTGCTATTAATGCATCGCAGAAAGGTCTCGATGTATCTTTCAAAGAGCCATCATACTTGTACCATACAAGGCCCAAGTCATCAGTAAGCGTTGCATTGTAGTTTGCAGAGAATTGATTGAGTGAATCAGTCACTATTTGCTTAGTATATCTCACTAATCTTCCATCTCCAGTATCAGTGTTAAGCATGAATTCTCTTGCTTGCTCGATGAACTCTGCTCTACTTCCGCCTGACGTTACGTTCTTAACAAGGATGTCTTTAATAGGTCCTGTGAAGTTGGCTCCTATAGCATCCTGTCCTAACTGCTCAATCACTGAATCCTGTGCAAGTTGTTGAATCTGCTCCAGGACTGATGGCACTTTATACTTGCCAACCACAGCAGTGAAGTAGTTACGTTGTAATTCCGATATAGTTTTATAATCTTCAATGATTGCATCGAGATCATCTTGATATTCTTTGCTGAAGATTGTTTTGTCAAGCTCTGCCTTAATCTTTGCAATGGTCTTGATATTCTTAACTGAAGGCTTGATTTGTCCTCCACTTGTTTCAAGTTCAGCAGATAGCTCTAATACGACTTTATAGGCATCTTCTTGAAGCTTTGGCATCTTTGTATTCCAAGCATCAATCCGAGCTTCTATAAGGTCTGTAATCTGCCTTATTATTGCATCTGCTTTAGCCATCTATTATGCTAATGGAGTTGGAGGTAAAGGTTTCTTCATTTCAGAAGCGTACTGTCGCAAAATCTGCTCTTGTTCAGCATAAGCTAACTCTGCAAATCCATCCACTTCTGATAGTGCTCTTGTAACAAACTTATTGATGTTTGCATGGATTACTAAATCATCCTGGTCTATTGCACCGAATGTCTTTAATAGACTGATGTTCTCCTCTGGCATTCCTGCGAAAGGATCAAGCTTAAGTTTAAGTATCACTAAGTCTTTTACTTTTGATTCGTTGAATTTCTTATCTGCTAATTCAATCTGAGCTGCGTTGATGATTGCAGGATCTACCTTAGCATTAACCATTGCTGTAAGTTCATCCACTAATACCTTTCCACTAAGCATATCATAACGCTCAGGTACTGGAATATAAGGCATCAATGTGTTAACATCAATATTCTGTGCATAGTGTCTCCATGCAAGTACATCATAGCAAACTTCATCCATAATACGTACAATGTCCTCTGCAATAGAATGAACAAAGCTGTAAAGCTCTTCTCTATCTACTTGCTTTGCTACTCCTGATTGTGCTATCGGAGTCTCTGCAAGGAATTCCATATTGATAGCAGACAATGCATCGTAGATATGCTGTCTGATTCTTTCTTCTTGTAGTCGTGCTATATCAGTTTGCTTCTGCACATAACCAATAGGAGGAGTGATTGCTGTGTTCTCTCCAGCCTTAGGCATTGGCATTACAATATGCTCGAATGGATTCAATGGTAGCAATCCTTTACCACCACATGAAGGACAAGCAACAGGAGCTGAGTTCTCTCTTGGAATCTCTCCCACTCCTTTACATCTACCGCACTGCTGAGGCTGAATGGCCCACATAGTTGAGTGAATGTGCTGTACAATCTCAGCTTGCAAATCTGAATATTCACGCACTGCCTCGTTTAGCATTGGCACAATACCACTAATGCGAGACTCATACAATGAACAGTTGTTGCCTTGTTGGACAACCATACCATTCATATGTCTTACCGGTATATAGCCAAGCACATTAGGCACTTGCATTACTTCAATAACTTTTCCATTCTTCTCCTCAAATACCTGAAAAACATCAGGCTGAATAAGAAAGAATCTTCTACCATTATGATATTCATAATAATCCTCTTCATAACTGAGCATCTCAGAGTCTTGCAATAAATAGAACTCATTGATCTTGTAGTCGAGGACCTGTGCTGATGAAAATATCTTTGGATATGGCTTAAAATACTCGTTGTCTTGGATGTCATAGTTAGTAGGCATTGTCAAGATAACGGCATTGGCATCTATCAAATATGGCTTGAATGCTACGCTGAACATCCAGTTTGTGATGCTTCCATTACGAGGAAACTTCTTCATCAGATATTCTTCAGGCGTTTCATCCGATGCAATTGATGGAGGTACATCTGATGGAAAGCTGATCATCCAATCAGAAGACTTACGGATCTTCATCAAGCTGTTGTACACTTTCGTGAACACAGGCTTAGTGATTGGAGTGAAAATCTTTTCTCTATAGTTCTTGATTTCTTCACTCTCCGCTGGTCTCCTTTCCAAGATTAAATCATCAGGGAATTCGCCATTAGCATGGACTGCTAATTCTTCTGCTAATTCTACTCCATCATGATAATAAGAGTGTCGATACTTATTATTCAATAAATAAGGCTCAAGGAATGATGCTGATACTGCTGCCATTAAATTACTTTTCTTTCACTTAGTTGATTCATTTTGTGAGCAATTTTCATGCTCGGCATATTCATCCTGAAGGATGCGTTTTTTAACAGC